TTTAAATAATTGCTTTTAAATATAAAGCCATATGCTTGTGCATTAAAAACCATAGCATATGCCATTCCTATCAATTCATATTCTTTTGTAATGTTGTTTATTGCAAGCAAAGGTCCACCAGAATCACCAGGAATCATGGGAGCAGTTGTAACAAAGGTGTTTTTTGCTGTATTTTTAGGCAAATTTATAACAGGCACTTCAATAGATAGCATTGATACAATACCTTCTTTTATATTTATGCCTTCCATTTGAGAATTGCCAATCAATATTGAAATAGTTCCTATTTTTAATTTATCACTATTTCCAAATTCTATTTTTGGTTCATTGATTAAATTTTTATTATAAAATAAACTTACATCATTTATTCTTCCTATTAATTCAATAGGCTTGCCATCTATAGTATATTTATAGTTTCTATAATTTACTACTATATTTATATCTCCATATCTGCTTCTAATTGTTTTTAAAGAGCGAAATTTTGTAGCATGCGTACATGTTAAAATATAGCCATTGCCTATATGAAAAGAATTGCCTCCAAAAGATTCTTCTATTCCTTTTAATGTAGCTGATGTTTTAATTTCATATGCTATTTTTGGAAGTTCTTTATGAAAAGCATTTTTATATTCTGTTTTTATATTATAATTTAAAGACAATAATATTCCGCCAAATAGTCCTATAATTATGAAATAAAAATATTTTATTTGTTTTAAAATCCAGAATAAGAATCAAGAAATGGGCGACCAATTTTCAGCTGATGAAGAATTTTAACTTGCGCAACTAATGAAAAATCTTCGTGGCGATTTGCCATTATCAAGGCTCTGCATAAGCCTTGCAATTTTTCTTCAGGTGTCATATTTAATCCAACTGCTATATCTACCAGATTTAATTTTCTTATATCTTCTGCAAATGATCCTTGTCCAATATCTTTGCCTGTTCTTGCTGTATTGCTTTGTGATGCTGTAATAACTAATGCATTTTTTTCTTGTGCTAATCCTTTATGTGCTTCCCATATTTCATTCAAACCATGTCTATATTCTCTATTTTCTGGTTTAAATTTATCTGCATAATCAGTTACAATAACATCAGGAACAAAGTTTTCATAATGTTCTAAATTATATAAATAAGATCTAAATTCAGACATTGTATATTTTCCAGAAGGCTGTTCAACTAAATGGAATCTTCCTCCCCTTAACATTGCAGATCTTTTTAAAGCTGTTTTCTTTTTTAAAGCTTTTTGAAGTGTTAATTCTTTTTTATTTGTTTTCTTAAACCAGGTGCAACAAACATAATCTTTGGTATTCATGCATTTTGTACACACTTTATAATTCTTTGGAGCATCTTTAAAATCTGTTATTATTCCTTCATCTGTACTTAAATCAATATCTGATACTCTTTTTGACTTAACACAAGTTCCTTTTTGATTTTTTTCACAATCAAATATAGGAATAAGCATTTTTCCTGCCCATTTTCTTGTTGGCAAAGAATTAATAAAATGGTGCATTCTTCTTCCCATTTGCTTTTCTGACATTTCAAGGCTAAGAAATAAAACATTTAATCCAGAAAATAATGCCTTTAATGCAATAAGCATAAGCCACCAACTTTTCCCAACTTTTGCACTTCCAACAAAAGCAAACAACCATCCTCTTTCAAGTGGCCCAATTTGCTTTCCTAATGCACCAGGCAACGAAAATAATCTATCTCCAGTGTTTTCATCAAAAACAGAAGCTATAAATTCAGAATCGAACAATGGATCAACACCTTTTGTTTTTGCTCTTGTTACTCTTTCATATCCTTTTGCAAGTGCTTCAGCTTCTTCAATTCTTCCGCCTGTTATTGCTTTTTTAATATTTTTATATAGATTTTCTAATGATACAGATCTAAGATGCAATTCAGCCTTTTTTAAATAATAATCCACATTAAAGTTTTCTTGAAGTTCGTATTCATCAGATATACTTGTTAAAAAATCTTCAATTAAATCTGCAATATCATCATTTAAATCAAGCTTTCTATGTTCTATAAAAATATCTTCTATGTTTCTTCCTGGAGCAATTTTATGGGCATCATGGAATTCCAAACACCACTGTGCAATAATCTGAGCATATGGAAGCTGAAGGCTATTTTGTTTTAAAATTGGCCTTATCTCAGTAATGAAACGAGTAGAAGTTATGAGTCCTTGGATTATTTGTCGCTCAATTCTGGAATCAACTGGTTTCCTGCGTTCAATCATATTTTATTTTCTTTCAACTTTTAATGTAAAAATTCTGGCTAAACCTTTGTGGCTTCTAAAAAATTCTTTTATAAAAATAGCATTTTCTTGTTTTGATTCTCTATCTAATGCATTTAAAACTCTTTGATGCTTATTTAAAGGATGAGAATTTTTCATAGTAAATCCACTAAGGTCATATATTTCATGCAATGTATCAAGATCGCCATAAGCTATATTGTTATATATTGTATTTTCAATAACAGATTTAGCAATTTTTGAAATTCGTTGATTGCCTTTCATTATTCATATGCTTCAAATGCAAGCCAATTGCCAGATCTTTCAAAATAACGAAAAGCTGTAAAATTTGTATGTTTTTTTCTTATAGCTACAATTGCATCTAATAGTTCATCTTTTGTTTGAAATTTAAAAACTTTTAAAGTTGCATGATTTATTACTGCGAATTTTGTTTCCATTTTAATCCTCATTAATAATAATTTTAATCCTCATTAATAATAATTTGAATTTTCTTTCCTGATCCTTTACATGACGGAGATATTTTTACTCTTTTATTTATTGTGGTTGTAAAAAATCCATTATATTTTTTTATTACATTTTTATATTTATAGCCATGTATAGATAATCTATTTGATTGATTAATTGAAAATTCTTTTTGGCATATTGGGCAAATTATTTTCATGATTTGTTTTCTTTAATCTTTATCTCCATTGTCGGCATGCAATTGTATTCACTTTTTTCTGTGCATAAAATAGCTACTTTTTTAATTAATTGATATTCTTTTTGTGTTAGTTCCATATCAAAATGTGTAGAATCATCACAACCACAAACACTTATTCTATATTTCATATTATTCTCCTTCTTTCAATTTTTCATCTGCTATTTGTTTTCTTTTTTTACTATTATGTTTTCTGTTTAATCTGCAATATCCACATGCACCATGATTCCTACATGTATGATCAAAAGCTTGTGATTTTCTGTATTTTTTGCGCTTTTCTTTTTTGTGCTTTATGGCTTTATCGTGTGACATTGCTTTTAACTTCAGTATATATATTTTCTCCAACATCTACAAAATCTAAAAAATCAACATTGTTTAGTCCAATAAACTTCCAATCAGAAATTTTCTTTTTTGAAAACTTTTTATTAAGTCTCTTTTCTACAAGTTTTGCAAAGTCTTTAAATTTCATTGCATTATATTTCTTTCTTACTTCTATTGCATTATATAAATCATCAAGAATCATATTATTTGCCTGCAATTGTTGAATAAATCATTCTTTGATTAAATTCTTTTTCTGTTATTTTATCTGTAAGTGGCCTTGCTTTTAAATGATCGTGATCAAATCTCCAACCATCTGGATCTAATATTGTAATATATTGCCCATCAGCCCACTCTATTGATGTTTTTAATTCACTTTCTTTTCCATTGCACAAGCGCTTGTCTAAACATTCTTTACAAAGTGTTTTAACCCATCCTTTAGTTTGTGTTACATCTTTAGTTGATCCACATATTTCACAAATGCTATTTGATAATCCTTCTGCAAAATCAATAATATTTCTTGCATGTGTTGTTGTGTTGGTTGCATAAAAACACAATGCTCCAAATTTTTCTTTAACTTGTGCTACTTCAATCTGTTGATTTTCTAAATCAACTTCAGGATTGCTTTTGTTATTTTCTATAAAAACAGCCTTTTGATCAATTTCAAATTGTATAGCTTCACATAAATTATCTATTAGCCAGTGCCATCCATCTCCACATTCCAATCCAAAACACATGCAACTTTTTGTTGCAGGCAGATCCTTTTGTGCAAATATTTTAGGATATTTTTTAAATAATTCATCTTGTAATTCTTTTTTCATTTTATCACCTTTTTAATTTTTTAATTTCATATTCTATTAAACAAGAACATCCAGTTCTTTGTGCTTGAAAGTGCAATTTTATATTAGACACACCTTTAATATTTAATTCATACAGCTGATCATTTATTTTATTTTTTAAATCTTGATAATCTCCAGAAGTAACTATTGCCACTTTTTTCATTTTGTTCTCCTATATGCTTTTGGTTCTTGCTTTTTTTGTTTCAGCAGCTAAAAATCTATATCGCTTTAATAATATTGCTCTGTTTCTATGTAATGAAATTTCTTTATCAAGCAATGAATTGACTTTATATATTAACCAACAACAAAATATAACAATAAAAATCAATACATACCATACTATTATATTTTCGTTAAATAAATTTATTTTATTATTCCTTATTAAATTAACTAAATAGCTTATTTAAAGCATTTTAAATTTTATTAATACAAAGCTATACAATTTTATTAAAACATTATAAAACCAAGCAAAATGCTTTATGTATCTTATTTTTTATCTATACCTTTATTATTCTTATATATTTTTATAAGAATATGCATAAAAAATGGCCAAAATATACCTAAACAAATAGAAAATAATTGTTGCAAATAATTTATTTTATTTTCATTAACTATAACTCTTGAAGACCAAATAACAAATCCAAAGAACCAAATAAGTATTAAAAAATTAATTATAATCTGCCAATCTATCATTTTCTTTTCCAGCCTTTACTTTTTATGTTTATTTTTAATTCCTTTTCTTGATCTTCAATAAATTTTTTAAATATTGTATCACCTGTATCAAATAGCCTTTCATTTTTTGTTATCCAATCTTGATTATCTTCAGACAGCCACTTTAAATACTCATTTACAATTTTCTGTAGATCTCCATAAAAATGAGATGCATGATTATTTAGATCTTTTTCATCGTTAATTATATTATAAGAAAAAGTTTTAAGTTTAGAAATATTTTTATCGAGTAGTCTATCATCAAATTCATAATTCTTTCTCCAGATACTTGATTTTTTAATAATTTCTATTGTTTTTGGAAATTTGATTTTATAATTTTCATCTGTTATTTGTTTTAATTCTTTTGGTGGATTTGCAATTGCATTTAATAGCCAAGAGTTTTTGCCATTTGCATTATATATTAAAGCTGGTAAACTTTTCCAAAAATCTTTTTTATCTCCTCTGGGCCAATATCCTTCTAAACAATATTTTGATGAATTAATTATTGCTTCTTTTAATTCCTGAAAGCTCCAGACTTTATCGAAATAAATTTTTGGGATTTTATATTGTTTAATCCATTTATCATTAAATGATTTTGTTTTACCAAAAGTTCCCTGTTGAAGCTTATTTAAATTATTTACAAGATTTTTATATGTCTTAGTATTTATTTTATGTGTTGAAGTTTGTTCAAAATTATTCCAAAACTTTATTAGTCTTTGTGATTTATTTGAATAATTATCAGTTCCAATAGTTATTTCTTCTTTTATTTTTTTAGAAGAAGATTTTGAATCTTGCAAAGATTCTTTATTATTATTTATAATAATATCTTCTTTATGTTCTTTAATTATGTTATTTATTCCTATAATATTTTCTATATCGCTATATAATAATTCTTTTATACCCATGTATTCATTTTTATATAGTGCATCATGCATTTTTTCTACAACTTTTTTATATAAATTTTTGTAATCAGGGTTTATATAAATATGCCTTTGTTTTGAATTATCTTTATTTGTTGTTTCTTTTATTATTATATATTTATACATTTTTAAATTAGCTATTGCATTTGATATATTTTGTTTTCCACAGCCTATAAGCCAACCTAAATATTTATTTGTTGCCCAACACCCATTTTTTGATTTACTTAAATTATCAATAAAGCCAAATAATTTTGTTTCTTTATCTGTTAAAAATGGATTAAATAATACTTCAGCAGGTATTCCAATGCCAGGCATTCCAAATTTTGCTTCATCTTGTTTATTTATATCTTCCATTATTATCCTTTATGGTTTATTTATTTTAATATGTCTTATATTATTGCATTTAATTGATTTGGATAAACTTGGAGGATTTTTTATTTCTATTCCAAGTTTATCTTTATATTTTGATAATTTATTTAAAATAGGCTTATATTTGCATATTAAATAAACTTCTAAAACAGCAGCATTTGACAATGATTTTGTAGATATATATCTAAGGCTTATATCTTTAGTATATTTATTAAATCTTGTTCTAAAACTTGTTAAAATTCTTTCTTTTAAATTAGATGACATTCCAATATATAATAATGTTCCATTATTTAGCCAAAAAGAATAAACACCAGATAAGTTTTTTAGTTTTTTAATCTCAGATAAAAACTTAGAATTTATTTTTAAAGATATATAATATTTTGGGTATATATAATTTTCTGGTTTGTTTTTATTTAACCATTTAAAAAAATATTTTTTTTCAATAATTTTTGGATTTTGTTTTAAGTCAAATATATAATGTTCTGATAAATTATTTAAATATATATATGATACATAAGATATATATAACATGCCTTTAGTAAGATCGGCATTTATATTAGGATCTACAATTTCACTTAGATCTTTTATAAAATCATCTTCTGAATAATGTTGCTCATAATATCCAATTGTTCTTGGATCTGATTTATATTGAATTATTTGCAACTAAGATACCTCCTGTTTAGATCATTTGATAAGCTGGCCCTAATAAAACAGGTATCAGGGCTAAATTACAGACTTGCAAATCTGTCAGCTATAATTTGAATTATATATTAATTATTAATTTCAATCAATAAGTTTTATTAAAATTCCATATCTTGATTCAATAAAGCTTGTTATAGTGTCATATGTGCCTTCCATAATTTCTTCCATAATTTCTTCTATAATAAGGCTTGGTGATGATTCACATATTTGTAAATAAACAATAGCTCTATAAGGAAAATTTTCATTATCAGTTTTTTGAAATACCCATATTTTTTTACAAGCACTAAATGAATATTTTTTATTTAAGAAAAGACCAATTCTTATTCTTCCTCTTTTATTTTTACATGGAAATATTCTTGGAGCTATAATCCATTTTTTTTCATTTAAATTTTTGCCAACCCCTATATTTGGTGATTGCATTATATTCATTTTAATCATCCTTTATTATTTTTATAAATCTTTCTATTATATGTAAAGATTGTATTGATTCTTGATAAGCATATTTAAAATGAGGCACAGGCTTTGCTTTAATCCCTATAATCTTAACTATTAATTGAGTTGATCCTATTGTTGGTGTAATATTTATACTTGATCTATATTTTTTATTTACACTTGGATTTAAATATATTCTATCAAGCCTATTTGAATATCCCCATTGAGTATAATTTAAAAATTCTATTATTGTTGCTTCTTCCATAATTTATCCTCTTTTAAAATAATCTACTATAGCTTTGTGTATTTCTTGTTTTGTAAATTGTAAATATTTTTCATACAATTGGCTTTTTATTAATATTGCATATTTATTTATAAGAATGCTTTCATAACTATTAGCTGGCATAATTGAATCATTTATAAAGTGGCCAGTGCAATATGCCCTATCATATATTTCGCAAGTTTCATGATAATATTTTCCAATTTCATATAATAATTTTTGTTTTTCAGTGATTTTCCAATTACCTAAATATAATTTTTTATATTCTTCTGGGCTCATAATTAAAAACCTTCTTTTTTAAATTTTAAATTTTTGCAAAACTTAATCACTTTCATACAAGCTTTACAATTTACAGGATGTTCATCTATATCATGATCTACATATACAACATCGCTTAAGCCACAAAGAGTTGTATCACACCCTGGAATATCTGGTATATGATACAGCTTTTCTGTATCATCTTGTGGGCACGTCACCACTGTATATAATTTCATAATCCAATCTCCCTCATAATAGATTTAGCTTCATTATCTGGCAAATCCCCTGGATCACCAGAATCCAATGTTAATATTTCAACAGTTTTATTATATCCTCTCAGTGCATGATACAATTTATCTGCTTGTTCTTGTGCTTGGTCTTCAGGATCAAATAATATAACTATTTCATCAAACTTTTTAATTAATAAACTTATTTGTTTCATTGTAAATTTTATTCCAAATGTGCCAACACTTCCTGGTCCTAATCGCCATACATCTGTTATTCCTTCAACAACAATACATTTTCTATTTTTTGTTTTATCAATTCCATATAAAGAATATTCAAAATTATAAACAGATTCTTCTATTGTGCATGGCAAATAAGACACACCTGATTTCCCTGTTATATCTCTGCATTGATATGATATTAATTTATTATTTAAATATATAGGAGCTAATATTCTAAATTTATATTCGCCTATATTTCCAGTTGACATTAATCCCCATTCTCTTGCAAGATAATCAGGATCAAAATTTCTGTTTTTTAAATAAGTTTTTGCTCTTTCTGTTAATTGTTTAGTTCCTGATGGAAAAGTTATTTTGCTTTTATAGCTATAATCAACATTAACTTTTTTATTTACATCTCCAGATGAATATTTTTTTAATATTTTTTTAGCTTTAGAAAAAGTTGTATTTGTTAATGCAGCAATAGCTTTAACATTCCAATGTGTTCCACATCTCCAACAAGTGTATCTGCCAGTTTCTATTTCAAATCCGCCATGATTGCTAAGATCACCACAGTTCAATGGACATTGAAATCCAATCCAACCAGGACTTATATTTTTTCCTTGATCCCAATATTCAATATTGTATTCTGTTAAAAATGTTTCTGCATCAAAGCTCATTTATTATCCTTTTGTTATCAATATAGTATAAACACATCTAAACATTGATTTGC